GGTGATTTCCCAATCCTGCCTCTTGCGCCTGTAGTCGACAACAGTATAATAGAAGTCCTCGGCGTTCTGTTCCCAATAGTGCTGCTGCTCGTCCGTGAGGCTATAGTACTCTTCGGAAGATATAGTAGGCTTGTCGACCCAGTCGTTCCTCCAGCACTTGATCTTAGTCTGAGCGGCTTGGAGGCTTCCGTACTTGCCCTTGATGAAAGCAGCGAACTCGTAGTCGCTCATGTACCAGTCGTAGTACGGATCCACTATGTCGTTAGTCAAGTACAGGGACCAGCTCAGGTAAGGGTCCTGGTAAGCGCCGTAAGCCACAGCATCAGCTCTCATGCCGCTGCTGATGTCTATAGGGTAGTAAGCATATAAGTTGCTCTTGATACTGGGACTAGGCACTACTCTCTGAGTGATGTCCAGAGCCGTATTGTTAGCGTACTGTATCTGCTTGAAGTTAGTAAAGTATGTGTGCGGCATTTGTTACTCGTTGCCTATAGCGCCAAAGACTGTATTTAAGATCGGGCCTTCGCCCGGAAGCTGAGGAGCTGGAGTGCCGCTTGGCAGCCCAAACATGCCGTCGAACTGGCCTAGGCCGTAGTCCTGCTGCACCCAGAACTCTATCTCTAGTAGTTCCATCCTGAGTTCCACCGCCGTTGGAGCCGTCTTGCCTTGACCGGATGGATCATGAAAGAACGACGGAATGCCTTCCGGTGCGAAGTTGACCTCTAAAGATCTGATGATAGCTGGTTTAAATGCATAGGTGAACTTGTTTGGATCATTGTTGCTCACAGTGACTTGCACTATGCTAGGGTACCTCAGTAATGGACCACGGCTGGCCGGTAGCTGGTTTGCACGAAAGTTATTGATAATAGTATTAAGATAAATCGATTCTTTTTCATTAGACGGTGCTAGGCGCCATGAGAACCTATGAGATTTAAAAGATGGCGACTTGTACATGACTCCCATCAGTGGGTTCGTGGCATAGCCTCCTAGTCCAAAGAGCTGGTCTACTCTCTGGCTGTTTATGTTCAGGTAGCCAGCTAGAGTAGTCATCAGGGACTCTACGTTGTAGTCTTGGTCCTGGTGGTCTATCATAGTATTTGGGATCGGAAGGCGGATAGTTCCTCTGTCTTGTAGCGCTACGGTTTGGTAGCCGTTCTTCCAGTAGCTTATGCTTGGCCTCTCGTACTCATAGAATGTAAAGGACATCCAGTGGTTGAAGTTGCCTTCTCCTAAGTCGGCTGGAAACCTGAGAGAGCCGGCAGTCATAGGAGCATTAGATGTAGTAAGAGATGTTGTATTGAAAGTTCCGGGGCCTAGTGCGCTGCCGCCGTTGACTGGGTTTAACATCTGAGTCCTATCTCGTACCAATAAATAGATTGTTCTTTTTATTTATTAGCATCTCGGAACCCATGAAAACATATAGCGGCTTCTTTAGGCCCAAGAACCCTGACAAGTACCGCGGAGATCCAAGGAACATAGTCTATAGATCTAGGTGGGAGTTGAAGCTGATGATGTACCTAGATGACCACAAAGACGTAGTGTCATGGGGATCAGAAGAAGTCGTAGTCCCTTACAGGTCACCGATAGATGGCCGACTCCATAGGTACTTTGTCGACTTCATAGTGACTAAAATAAATAAAGAAGGCAAGCGAGAGACTTCACTCATCGAAGTAAAGCCTGCCTCACAGACTAAACCTCCTGTTATAACAGAACAGAAAAGAAAAAGCAAAAAGTATATACAGGAAGTTATGACGTGGGGGATCAATAGTTCAAAGTGGGCTGCCGCCAAGGAATACTGCGATGATCGCGGATGGAACTTTATTATTATGACTGAGAAAGAACTAGGGATAACCTTTTAGCTTCAAGTTGTTTTTGTCTTGCAATTTTACCTGTTATTCTAAGTTTGGCTTTTTGTTCCTCCGACATTTTTCTACCTTTATTTGGACTTGGTCGTCCTTTTGCCGACAAACTCATCTTTAATCTTGTCTCCTTGGAAACTGGTTTTCTTTGTTTAGCAGCAATGGATAAAGAAGGACATTTTTTGCCTTTATTCCAGGGATTATTACCCATCATTGTTTTTGTCATTCTTATAGAACGTTTTTCCTTTAATTCTATAGCTTTTTCATCGCCATACATTTCTTCGTATGTTTTACCAGCACCCCAACCTATGATTGGACCGTCTTCTGTTTCATACTCAATCTCATATTCTCCTAACATTCTTTTAATGTTTAAGGAATCTGCTAATATATCGCTTTGTTCTTGAGTAATAAATACTTTAGACATGCTGGTCCTCCCTTTTAGGTCTAGAGTCCATGGGTGTTCCCGCACCGTGATGGACGATCTTATTTATAGGGATCAAGTTTTAATGGCAAAGCTCTTTGAACAAGTACTGAAAGAAAGCTCTAGCAGGAGCCAAAAAGATGCCGTTGACTGGCTCCGCCAAACAGCTCTGAAGACTACCAAGATCAAGCCAGAGACCATCATAGATGATGCCACCTCCTTTAAGCGCATCCAAAGCCTGTCCGAGAACTCTATCGGCAAGATGTACTTCTTTAACTACGACCCAAAGCTCAAGGAAGTCCTGCCTTACTACGACCAGTACCCACTAGTATTTCCAATAGAATACTATAAAGATAGCTTCCTCGGCATCAACCTCCACTACCTGCCACCGATGCTACGAGCACAGCTCATGGACGCTTTGACTTCAGTCATAAATAATAAGAAGTACGACAAGACTACGCAGTTGACTATATCATACAGGATCCTGAGCGGTGCAGCCAAGTTCAAGTACTTTAAGCCGTGCCTGAAGAAGTACCTGTTCTCGCATGTAAAGTCGCCGTTCATCTATATCTCACCGGTTGAATGGAACTTTGCTCTTATGCTACCGGTAGAAAGCTTTGTCGGCGCTAGCAAGTCAACAGTCTATAGAGACTCACAAGCAATGGTAGGATAATGCCAGGATTTAATGTAGACCTATTCAGAAGTAACGTAGGCAAGAACGGCTTTGTACAGTCCAACAAGTACGAAGTCATCATCCGACCAAACGTAAACTTTGACTACATCTTTACCAGCAACGAAGCGCAAGCCACGACTACCGACATAGTAAAGGACTTACAGTACCGCTGCATCGATGCAGCCCTTCCTGGCGTAGCGCTCAGGACTATGGACACTAATAGGTACGGGCCTGGCATATTAGAAAAGATGCCATTCACCGCCAACTACACGGACACATCGCTTACATTCAGCTGCGACAAAAACGGTAGCACCTACTACTTTTGGTACGGTTGGCTGAACTACATCTTTATCGGTAACGGAAAAGATTCTGACCGCCCTGCTATTAGCACTACGTCCAACAGGCCATACTATACCGCCGCTTATAAAGACGACTACGCAGCACAGATAGACATCATCGTGTACGAGAACTCTGGAAAGCCTTCACTGAGCTATACTCTGTACAAGGCATACCCGCTTTCGATCAACGATGCGCCACTGAGCTGGGCAAACAACAACAACCTGTTAAAGCTTACCGTCAACATGACCTTCCGTGAATGGGCACAGAAGAGCGCCAACATCGAGAAGCCTACTTTTAATGTCAGTACTAACTTGGCAGGTAACAACGTAAACATACCTTAATTCATAATGGAGTAGATTATGCTACCTAAGATCTCTTACCCTACGTTCTCTATTAAAGTGCCGCCAGAGAACAAAGAATACTCATTCCGACCAATGCTAGTCAAAGAAGAAAAGCTTTTGCTTATGGCAAAAGCCAGTGATGACATAGCAGACATCCTGTCCTCACTCAAGCAGGTAGTCAATAACTGCTCTGAAGATCCAACGTTCGACGTGGACAAGCTCTCTCTGTTTGCTCTTGAGTACGTGTTCTTAAAGCTACGAGGCGCATCTATTGGCGACGTGATCAAGGTGTCTTACAGGGACTATGAAGATGATAAAGTATACGACTTCAACATCCCACTGTCCAAGGTAGAGATACAGTACCCAGAAAAGGTAAGCAACAAGATTGAGATCACTCCTACCGCTGGCCTTATCTTGAAGTACCCTGCCGCCACTCTGTACGACGACAAAGAGTTCTTAAAGACTGTAGGCGACGACTCGTTCTATAAGCTTATTGCTCGATGCATCGACAAAGTATACAGATCGGAAGAGCACACGTCTGAACTCCAGTCACACTGATATATCTCGTATGCCGTCTTTTTTTTAATGAAACAGCGACCAACGAGATCTACACTCTTTCCCTACACGACGCTCTTCCGATCTCTATACGACGACAAAGAGTTCTTAAAGACTGTAGGCGACGACTCGTTCTATAAGCTTATTGCTCGATGCATCGACAAAGTATAC